AGATATATGGGTATTGGATACAGTAGGAACCAATATGATTGATATATTGGCACAAGATGATATTGATGTTAATAATACAACCAGTAATGATATTCAAGAAGTGTATAGAACGTTGGGTATTGAGGCTGCTAGACAGGCGATTTACAATGAATTGTTGGAAGCAATTAGTTTTGATGGAACGTATATCAATTATCACCATACTTCTATGTTGGCAGACCGAATGACGTGTTCTAAAAAGATGGTAAGTATATTTAGACATGGTATTAACAATGATGATATTGGTCCTATTGCTAAGGCGTCGTTTGAAGAAACACCAGAAATGTTCTTGAAGGCCGCCAGACATGCTGAGTTGGATTTGATGACTGGTGTATCGTCGAATATTATGTGTGGTCAGAATGGTTATTTTGGAACTGGTAGTTTCCAAGTGTTGTTGAATACACAGAAGTTGTCTATGATACAATCTTCTTCTGAATACAAAAAGCAAACTTCTATTGATGAAATATTAGAAGAAGAAGACCCCACCAATGAATGTAGCATTAACAACATCTCTATTGGAAACTCTACTACAAACTTAAATGAAAGCAATACTGGAACATTGGACGATGATTATGATTTGGATTTGTAAGTAGTGAACAATAAGAAATAAACAGAAATAAAATAAAAGAAAATATATTTAATAAATAAATAACACAATTATTTATTTATTAATTTTTATTAATTTTTATTAATTTTTATTAAATTTTAATGTTGTGGTATGTAATATGTGTAATATTATATTATTATGTATATGTATTAAAGAACCCAATGTCTAACATATCTTATTACATTAAAAAAGTGTATAGAAAAAACAATGAACCCATACCAGCATATATTTTTTTAACAAAAACCAAAAATGATTTAATGTTTTTTTATACAAAGGTAAATAGTGATAATCCATTGGTTGATAGAAGCAATCGTTCTATTACATTAATGAATAATTACATAAAAGCAAAGAAAATAAAAAATGCGATAAATAGGTTTGCATACTTGTATAAATTAAAGAAAGCAAAGCGAAGTGTTAAGTATGATTTGTTTTTTAATGATTTAACCATTATCAAAGACAACCAAAAAATAGAATTGTTTTCTAATGATACAATTTACTATTTTCGTTTAAGTGACATAATTAGTATATGGGTAGGGTGCTTAACAAAGTGTGAAAACATGTTTTGTTCACCAATTAAAATGAAAAACCCATACACGAATATTGAGTTTTCTAATCATAATTTGTATAATATATACTTAAGTTTGTTGTATAGTCATTTTCATATACCAAAATGGATTACATTATTTTTCGAAGCAGAGTTTGATTTGGAGCGTTTTGCGTATGACAATTATGCTTTGTTAAAAAATGTCGCAATTGATGATTTTATTGTGAATGGGTCAACGTATGAAAAATTTGAAAATATATTAAACATGATGCATGAATACCGCGAATACTTAAATTATATAATATTACGAACACCTTTCACGTTTAGAGAAAAATCCAAGATTGTAATTAAACTAACGCCTTACTTAAAAAATTATTTGTATGGAGAATATTGTTGTCATCCATTAGAGAAGAAAAGATGTAAAAACAAAGCAAAGAGAGGATTGAAACGATATTTTGAATCCAATGATGATATTTCGTATTATAGGGAAAGACCGATACGTATATCGGAATGGAGTGCGGAGTCGAGTTTATCGTCTCGTATATCAAGAATATTGACACGTTCAAGTGGAGAATTAAATACTCCTAGTATTATGCCTCCTCCTTTATCTCTTTCTTCTATTGTTGAAGAACAAAATAGTGGTATTTCCAATAGAACTTCTACGCCCATAGTTTCAAGTAGAAATACAAACATAAATAATAATACAAATAATAATACAAATAATAATACAAATAATAATACTGATAACAATGTAATTCGTCCATTGCGTATAGGAGAGAGAAGGGAAGCACGAAGACGACCTATAAGTAGCGTTGTTCCAGAGGTACATACAAATACATCTAATTCAAATCAACCAGTATTAAATAGTGTTAATTATAGAAATGGTAGTTTGTTTAATATAAATTTAAATAGTAGAAGAACGTCTGACCCATTTACACCATCTTTTACGTTAAATAGAACCCCAAATTCCAGAAATACACGGAATAACAATAATAATAATTTTAATATGAGGATGTTTAATTAATAATGTAAGAAACCATACATACGGTAAGTAGATAGGCAAGTAGGTAAATATTTTGGATTGTATTATATTTAATTATAATACAATGCATGTGTGTAATGTATAGGTGTGTAATGTATAGGTGTGTAATGTATAGGTGTGTAATGTATAGGTGTGTAATGTATAGGTGTGTTAATTTGCGCTATCTTATTTTAATTTTAGTATTAATTTTTCTTTTTTTCCTTTGTTTCGTTTTGTTTTTCTAAACAATTCAACTTCATTTTTGAAACTTTCATAAATTGTGGGAATGGTTGTTTTGTCTTTGGTAGAATCACTGGTAGATTTAAATATTAATTCGGTGTATTGTTTTATACTAGGAGTTATACTATGTTTCAACAATGATTTCATATACTCGTTGCTCAATTCTATTTTAAAACTATCATCCGGTGTTTTCATTAATCCTACATCAAATGGTATTCTGTATTCTTTGGATAAATATTTGTTTAATCCTTGATTGTTTTTAACCCCTGCTTTATTGTAATAATCACTTAATCTTATTTGTATGTAACCTACAACATAACAAAACGTTTCTTTATTTTTATTGGTATACAGATTGTTTTTAATTTGTTTGATGTCTTTGTCGGATGGTTTTTTACCCAAATAATGAGTATTAAATGTAGTATATAATGGGTCATAATATTGTATTTTTGATTTCTTATATATAGACAATGGTTCCTTTTTCTCAACAGTTCCATGTATTACACAAGGTATTTTAAAATACTCACAAAGCAAATACAATTCAAATTCAGTGATGTAGTAGTCTTTATTGGATACAATTGTAAATAAATGTGACCATTGTGAATCTTCAACCTCTTCTATTCTAGACCAATCTCTCAATCCTTCGGTGCGACGTGTTATTTCCAATATTTTTGAATAATTAAATATGTCTTTAACCGCGCCTGGTTTTGTAACAAACATTTTATCATCGTGTATGCTTTTAAGAATATAAACAAGGGTTTTACATAAATCCATTTTAGTAATAGAGGTGTTGTAATAATCTTTATACATTTCTTGAACAATATTCCATGTGCAGTTTTCTTTAACACCACCCTTTGTATCTTCAATTCGTGGGGCAATAATTTTATGATAATTTAAATAAGTATTTAAGTTGTAGTTGTTAAAGAACTTTGCTATTATATTTTTATTGGTGTTAAATGTTGGTACACATAGCCGTGACGTGTCTTTTACATTGTTGGAAACATACTTGTCTATGTCTGTTGGTGCAGTGATGGGGTCTTTGGGAGTGTAATACGTTAATTTTATATTGCTGTTTTTTTCTTCATCGGGTTCAGCATAGGTTTTGTAGTTAATGTCGAACCTTGTTTTGTATGTTTTTGATACAATAGGTTTTGTAAAACCCAATTGGTTTGTGTTAATGTATTTGTTTTTACTTTCCAATGTAACGTCGGTTAAATAGTTGTTAAACATTTCTTCTTCTAAAATGATTATTTCATTTTTAGTAGTTGAATAGTTTATAATGTCAATAGACGTAGTGCTTTTATTATACAACATGTAATCTCTTAGTCTAGGATAGCGTATCAATTCGTCTATTAGTTTGGTAGCGTATCGTTCTTTGTTGTTTGACTTGTCTATTAAATTTTTCAAAGGCATGATATTGGCCTTTTTGTTTGACATACATATATTGATACCTTCTTTAACTTTTTTATACAGTTCATTTAAAATAGTAGATTTGTAAATGGCAAATTCTACCACTTTTTCCGTTATAATCTTGTCTACTATTTTTTTAACCTGGTTAAATTTCACATTGTATTGTTTTAATGTGTCTGCTGTTTTTTGTTTTACTGTGGTGTCTAACAAATCAATTAAATTTTGTCTTAAGTTGCCATTGTTTTCTTTACCAATATGCATTTTAAATGTGTTGCGGTAACAATTGTAAAAGTTTTTCTCTAATAAAAAGTTGCGAACGGTAACAATGCGTTGAATGTCTTCTATTGACTTTTTCATAACTTCTTTGTCTGAGAAATATTCATTGTTTTCCTTAATATCAATAATGCTTTTATGTTTTGGTATAACCTTACCATTGCGGGATTTCATAACAAACAGTTCAGCATCATAATCGAATTGTTTGGTTGGTACTACTTGATTTGTTTCTGTGATAAAACCAGTAATGTTTGTTTTATCGGTTAGTAGGATTTTTATAGGAAGACAAGGTAGTTTGTGTGTTTTTGCCAGTATGGTTAATGTATTAAATGTTTCTACTGCATCAAACAAAATACTTGGTGAATCGTAGTATTCATAGTCCATATCAATTATTATGGGTGATGGGTGACAAGGAATGTAAACAGATGATTTGTTTACTTGTGCTATAATACCAACAGTATTGTAGTTGTAATGGACTACTTGTTTTACAATGGATGTTTTGTCTATTGTTAAAAGTGTTTCGATGACCTTTTTTGCGGAAACATTGCGACGATAATCGTATTTATCAGGAATACTAGGTTTTAAACTACACCCTTCTACCATTTTGTTTTTGATATCTGTAAATAGTGTATTTAACATTGTTTCAGATACAAGGGTTGTGTAATCAAATAAAACTTGTGTTATGTCTGTTTCATTGTTATACAATACAATAGGTTCAAAGTAAGACCCTTCTTTATACATCATAATGGTTTGTTTAAATTCGGAAAATATTTCATTGGTAAAGGTGTGTTTGGGGCAAATTATTTCTATTTTATCGGTGATATCGTCTTGAGGTGCGTTAAAAATAACTAAATTAATACCATTTTTAAAGACGACACCAGCATTGTTTTTATCCGTTGGTTTGCTTATAAAATCCCACAAATAACTATAGTTTATTAGAATTGTATCGTCTTTTAAGTAAGCAATAAAGTTGATGTAAGCATTGATTAATTTCTCTCCCACATGCTCCATTAAAATAAAATCGTTGATGATGTTTTCGTCTATGGATTTAATAATCTGTTTCTTTGTTTTTGGGTCTACCTTTTTATTGGAGTCGTAAAACAAATCAATAAGTTGTCCTTTAAAAGCAATAATAAACTTGGAAACAGTTATTTTTTTAGAGAGGTGTAATTTAAATTGCGACAATGACTTGTTTTGAATTGCGGCGATTGCTTCAACAAAGGATTGTTTTGAATTTTTCTTAACTCCTAAACGAAGCAAGCACTTTGCGTTTGGTTTTAAAGATGAATCATTGGGTGGATTATTGTAGCAAATAGAAGTGGTGTCGTATTGAATAAATTTTTGAAGTGAAGGCTTTAAGTATCCAAATGTGTTTGGTGTTTTCAATGGAAATTCAAACAAAAATGGTTTAACTTTCTTTTTTGCCACTGTTTTTCTTGGTTGCGGTTGTTGTTGTGTTTTTTGTTGTTGTTGTGTTTTTAGTTGTTGTGTTTTTAGTTGTTGTGTTTTTAGTTGTTGTGTAAAGTTAGTAATGGGAGTTGGGTCTTTTGTAATGGTTGCTTCATCGTCTACGTCTCTTTTTAGTAAAGATAAACTATTAAGCGTTTTGCTTTTCTTTGTTTTTCTTTTTTTCTTTATTGTTGTTGATTTTTTTCCTTTTTTATCAGAGGATGGTGTAGTTTGTTGTGTTTGTTGCGTTTTGTTGGTGCAAGTATTAAACCGTTTGTTGTTTTTTGTTCTTGCCAATATTTTGTCGATATCTTCACGGGTAGGATTTTCTGGTGTATTTTTGTTTTTGGGTATTAAGTCTATTTTATTTAATTTTGATACAGACTTGTCTTGTTTTCCAATATCAATAATCTTAACATGCTTTCCTTTTTTAGTTATTTTAAAAGATGGACCCAACCCTTCCCATTGTTTTACAAATTCATTAACTTGTTTATCGTTTTCAAATGTTTTGTCTACTACAATTGTTCCCTTTGTATTTCCTGGATTATATAAATGTTCAAAATACAATTGCTGTCCTTTCTTTTTTTCATCTCTGGATGATTTTGACTCGTCTGGAAATCCTTCGTTTTCCAATGGAACCTGAGAACAACAAGGTGCGCAAAACCCCTTTGGATGATTTTCCGATTTTTGTAAGAAAGGATAAAGTGGTTTATAAACCAAAGGATTGTTTGATTTTGATGGATTATGCATTCTATCATCGGTTAATTCCACAATTCGTTTGTTGGGGAGAAGGGATTTTGCTTCTTTTGGATTGACCGCATCCCAACCACCACACTCTCCTTCATTGATTTGTTTAAATGATATACTTCTTGAAGTTCCATCATCGTCTTTAAAACACCAATAACGTGGGCATATATAGTTATATCCGTTGTAGTTAATGTGTCCATCATAGGATTTTGAATTGGAAGATTTGTCTGCTTTATCTATCTTTTTCAATTCATCATCGTTTAAAATGATAGGTTGTTTTTTGTATTGCCATTGACAAGATTTGGAATACTTTACATAATTTTTGTTTTTCTCGTCTTCTTTTGACATAACAAATATGTCTGGTTGACGTTTTCGCAATCGATTTGTAAACCAGTTTTTAGAACCTTTTAGTTTTATAGAAGTAAGGTCTAATTGTGCTTTGTTACCACCAGAAAGTGATATAGAAGGTGATTCGTCCTCTAAATTTCCAGTAAGTGAGTCTAACCCAATACTAATGCTGTCGTCGTTGTCTTCGTCTTCTTCTTCGTCATCTTGAATATCTATGTCGTTTAAATCAATTGATTCGTCATCTTTGCTTTTGCTTTTGCTGGTTTCTTTGCTTTTGCTTTTGCTGGTTTCTTTGCTTTTTTCTTCTTCCTCAAATCCACTCATTAAATCAAACATATCATCGTCATCATCATCGCTGTCAAAACCTATTTTGGCATCTTCCAGTGGGTTTTCGTAAATTTCCTTTATTTCTTCTATTTTCTTTTCCTTTATTTTTTTGGTGCATTCTTTTAATGGTTCGTCGAGTTGATTAATGTTTATAAGAGACATCAAGTATTGTTTAATTATATCATCGGACAAGTAGGTAACATCGTTTATGTTTTTGATTTCAAACAATCGTTGTAGTTTTACATTTACATAGTCTATGTTTTTGGTTTCAATGTGTATGTTGAATCCAGGGTTGTCTTCTACCTTTATTTTTCGGTTTTCAAATGCGTCGGTAGCCAAACGAATTTCTTTTAAAAATCCATCCATTATTTCAACTGCTTTTTCTTCTGTAATATTAAAGTTGCTCATAACCAATTGTTTGATTTCTTCTATGGAAATCGCTTCTTGTAATTTTGTATTGATAAAGGATTGAATATCATTCATTTTTTGATAAAATGACACTCGTTTATACGTTAAATCATATTGGTTTTTCTTTTTGTTTTTGTTTATCACGGAAAATACAGACGAAGTGCATTTTAAGTTTTGAAAAGATAATGTATCTGTGTAGTCAGTTGAATACACTACATCAATGTTGTTAAGTTCGACATTGTTATCCTTCAATGACTCGAAATGGTAAATGCTTTTCTTTTGAACAAATGTATTTATAACATTTATAATGTGTGTTTTAATGATGGGGTGAAACGTTTTTTCTAGTTGGTGAATATCATACTTTATATTATTAGAAAGTTTTAGTTTTACTTGAATATCTCCGTTGTCTAATAAAATACAGTATAACTCTTCATCAATAGGGGTTTTTAAATGTTTAAGGTCTAAGTAAAATCCAATACGGTTTGTGTATAAAATATTAGATGCAATTTGCTTTATTTTTCTACTGTTTTCATTGTTTTCAACATATAATGATGGAATTTTGAGACCTTTGTTAGAAATGTAGTCGTTTGTGTAAAGTCGGTAAATACTTTCCAAGTCTTTTCCTGGATTGTATTTTACCAAAGGCAACAATTGACTTGAATTTATTTTTTTAAATATAACCTCTAATGGAAGTTGTAGGGTTTCCATAGGGTGTATGGTAAAATAAATAGAATTGATGTGGTAATTTAATTGGTCTTTAAGTGTATTAGAGTATCGGTGTAGCAAATCAACGTTTTTGTTATAATCTTTGAAAACTTGATTATACTCCTTTGTTGAATCTGATTTTAATTTTACTTTAAAGGATTCAATGTCACTTAATGATGAAATGTTTTGGTTAAATAAAGAAGGAAAGTATAGTTGTATAAGATAGTCTTCTGATATGTTGTTGTTGTTGTTGTTGTTGTTTTGTTTTGATTGG